TATATGGTATAACATCATCGTGGACTTGCGCGTCCACCCTCCTATTGATATAGGGTACAGGAAGACGTTCCTTCGGGAGCGTCTTTTTTGTACCCGAATTCAGAGGAAATACCGAAAATCAGAAAGGAAGGTGTGAATCATGGCAAAGCTGACGCCGAAACAAGCCCGTTTCTGTGAAGAATATCTGGTCGATCTGAACGCGACACAGGCCGCGATCCGCGCCGGATATTCTGTCGAATCGGCTGGAAGTATCGGAAGTGAAAACCTGACGAAACCTGAAATTCGCGCGCGCATAGAAACCGCAATGGCCGAAAGGTCCAAAAGAACCGGAATCAACGCCGACCGCGTTCTTCGGGAACTGGGACGAATCGCCTTTGTGAACCCGAAGGACGTCCTTGACTTACAGACTGCGGAAGTAAAACCGGACACCAGCGACGACGATCTGGCAGTTATCGCCGGAATGAAGGTCAAATATGTCCCACATAAGGACTTCGACGAAAACGGTGATCCTGTCATTGAACAGGCAATCGAACGCGAAGTCAAACTATGCGACAAACTGAAAGCGCTTGAACTTTGCGGCCGTCACCTGGGAATGTTCAAAGACAATCCCGAAGCGAATGTCCCTGTAACGGTGGTGATCAATTATGACTACGGCGGCGAAGATTGAATTCAAGGCGGCGGCACAGTTTAACCCTGTCTTCCGCCCCGTCAACGAATGGCGCGGCCGATATAGGATTCTGAAAGGTTCAGCCGGTTCCGGAAAGTCTGTGAATATCGCCCAGGACTATATCGCGAAACTGTCCGATCCGGCCTATACCGGCGCGAACCTTCTTGTCGTGCGAAAGATTGAAGAAACAAACCGCGACAGTACCTTCGCCGAATTACAGGCGGCAATATACAGAATGTTCGGTCCCTATGCTGACCGCTTCTGGAAAGTGAATCTGAATCCGCTTGCGCTGGAATGTAAGATCACCGGAAACAGAATCATTTTTCGCGGTGTCAAGGATCAGCGACAGCGTGAAAAGGTGAAGTCGATCACCTTCAAGAACGGGAAACTGGTCTGGATATGGTGCGAAGAAGCGACAGAACTTCTTTCCGAAGACGTCGACATTCTGGACGACCGTCTTCGTGGTAATCTGAACGAACTGAATCCGAATCTGTACTACCAGATAACAATGACGTTCAACCCAGTCAGCGCGACGCACTGGATCAAAGGGCGGTACTTCGACAAGGCCGATCCCGACGTCCTGGCCCACCATTCAACATATAAGACAAACCGATTCATAGACCCAGCCTATTTTCGCCGTATGGAGCGACGCAAGGAAGAAGACCCCGAAGGTTATCGCGTCTATGGTCTGGGCGAATGGGGCGAACTGGGGGGCCTGATCCTGACGAACTTCGAAGTCCATGACTTCAAGACCGGAAAAGACAACTTCGACGCCTTCTATTATGGCCAGGACTTCGGCTATAACCACGCGGACGCCATTCTGGGCGTTGGCTGGAAAGACGGCGAAGTGTATATCTGTTCCGAAATCTACGTCTTTGAAAAGGACACCGAAGAAATTATCGGTCTGGCCAAACAGAACAAAGTCGACCAGCGCGTCGAAATGTTCTGCGATTCCGCTGAACCGGACAGGATCAAGACCTGGTCAAAAGCCGGCTTCCGCGCTTACCCTGTGAAGAAAGAGCCTGGAAGCGTGAAAGCACAAATCGACTGGCTGAAAGGCCGGAAAATCCACATTCACCCGTCATGCGTGAATGTACTGAAAGAAGTCCAACAATGGAAATGGAAAAAGGACCCGACGTCCGGTCTTTACATAGACGAACCGGTCGAATTTATGGACGACGCTATGGCCGCCCTTCGTTATTCGGTCGAACGTCTTCGTCGTGGTTCTTCTATCGAAGTATTGAAGTGAGGTGTAAAAATGGCCGAATTATCTGTTATGGACCGGATCAATATGATTCTGTCCGACCCCGAAAAAGCTACAATGACGCTGGCCCAGATCGTCAGCGAAGAAATACGCGAATTCAAGGCGTCCCCTGAATACGCGATCATGCTTGAAGCTGAATCCTATTACAGGAACCGAAGCGACGTCCAGCGAAAGACGGTTGACGTTGCGAACCGTTCAAACACGAAGATCGAACACCCGATCTTGAAGAAACTTGTCGACCAGAAAGCGAACTACCTTCTGTCGAAGCCCTGGACGGTCGACACCAAAAACAGCGCATACGGCGAAGCATTGACGAAAGTCTTCGACCAGACCTTCCGCCGGAAGATTAAATCCCTGGGGAAAGGTGCGATCAAGTCCGGTATTGCCTGGATTCAGCCCTATTTCAGGGACGGGAAACTGGCATTTATGCGTATTCCTTCGACCGAACTTGTCCCTTTGTGGCGCGACGCTGAACGAACGGAACTGGACGCCTTTATTCGATTTTATGACCAGGTCATTTATATCGGAACCAGGAAACACATAATCACACACGCCGAATTCTGGTGGCCTGGTGGTGTGAAATGGTTCAAGACGGACGCCTTCGCCGGAACCGGCGCCGGAAACTTCTATGTCGACAAAGAACACGGCGACGAAGCGTCTGACTATACGGAACCACACTTCGTCGTTGACAATAAGCCGTACAACTGGGAAGAGTGTCCGATCGCCTGGCTGAAATACAACGAAGAAGAACTTCCCCTTTGCTATTATATTAAGGACCTGATCGACGACATCAACTGGCAGACGTCCGTCACTTCCGATGTTCTTCGCGACGTGGCGAAGTTTATCTATATTCTTCGTAACTATGGCGGACAAGACCTGGCCGAATTCTTGAAAGACCTGAAAGAACACATGGCGATCAAGGTCACGTCTGACGGTGGCGTGGATAAATTACAGGCCGATCTAAATATCGACGCTGTCATGGCCTTCCTGGACAAACAGCGCCGCGATCTGTTCGACTTTGCGGCCGCTGTCGATACAAAGGACCCTGACCTGGGGAACGCCAGCGGAACGGCGATCAATTTCCGTTATATGGACCTTGACGCTGACTGTGATTCCCTGGGAACAGAACTGAAAGACACATTCCGTCGTCTGAAACTGTTTATTGACGTTTACTTCCAGATCACCGGCCAGGGCGACTTCACAAACGAAGAATTCGATATTGTCTTCAATATGGACCTTCCGGTCAACGAAACAGACATTATCAACAACGCCGTGAACAGCAACGGTCTTCTGTCGAAACGAACGATCCTTCAAAATCACCCGTGGGTCACAGACGTCGACGAAGAACTGGCCAGAATCGACGAAGAAAAGAAAGCCGCTATGGAAGAATACGGCGACGGCCTTTTCAATCACGCTATGGGCGCCGACGACAGCCAGGAAGGCGGCGACAGCGCCGGCCTGAATGGTGGTGACGGCAATGACGAATAATGAAGCATACTGGACAGAAAGAGCCTTGAAACGCGCCGAAGAAGCCTACCTTCACGACGCGGCATTGACGGCGAAGCTGTTCCAGGAATACGAATCCGCCGCGAGGGCTATCAAGCGCGAAATCAGCGCCTTCTATTCGAAGTATGCTGGCAAGTATGGCCTTACATACGATCAGGCCGTCCGTCTTCTGAACCGGAAGGAATTCCAGGAATGGAAAGCAAGTCTGGCGGAATATGTGGACTATATCACTACGATCCAGGACCCGAAGGTCAAGGCGCTTCTGACGGCACAACTGGACGCCCTGTCGGCGAACAGTTCTATTTCCCGACTGGAAGCCCTTCAAGGTCAAATCGACCTGATCCTGAATGACCTGTTTGACAAAGGTGTCGCACAAATGAAGAACCAGTTCGGCGACGACTTCGTCGAAGGTTATTACAAGAAATGTTATGACCTTCAATCCAGGGCCGGATTCTTCAACGAGATCGCAAAGATCGACTATGCGGCCATTGAAAACGTCGTTTCTTATCCCTGGTCCGGCGCCATGTTTTCCGATCGCCTATGGCAGAACAAACAGGCGCTTCTTTTCAACACCAGGGAAGTTCTGACCCAGGGACTTATCCAGGGAAAAAGCGTGAACGTCATGTCTTCCGCCCTGGCGGCCAAAATGGGCCAGTCCTACAAGAACGCCGAACGCCTGGTCAGGACAGAAACCGCGCATATTCACGCGGAATCAGATCGGGCCGCATACAAAGAAGCCGGCGTCGAACAATATGAATTCATGGCGACGCTGGAAGTCCGAACCTGTGACGTCTGCGGAAGCCTGGACGGGAAACACTTCAAAGTCAGCGAAGCGAAAGTCGGTGTCAATTATCCGCCGATACACCCGAATTGTCGGTGTACTACGGTAGAATATGACCCAGACGACGCCCTGGACTGGTATAATTCCGGTCAACCTATGCCGAAAGCCAAAACTTACGAAGAATGGTACGACGAACAGGTGGCCAGGAACGGTCAGGGATCGGTTGAGGTTGAGCGACAAAAGGTGTATAATAGAAAAGCAGACCTGGAACAGTTCGAAGCCTATTCCGAACGCCTGGGCGCTGACGCACCTTCTGACGTCGACACCTTCCAGCGCTTGAAATATAGCAAGCCCGACGAATGGTCCGACCTGAAAGGCCTTTATTCTTACAAAGGGCGCGTTCCGGAAGCGACGAAAGCCGACTTCCAGACATACAAGAAGATCAAAGCTACCGGCATATATGGAACCGTCAGAGTTCCGGCCGCGAAGATTGATACTTCCGCCCTGACGCTTGACGTCGCACACATAAACGAGCGCCGCCACGGTGTCACCCAGGAAGAAGCTGTTTCTTACATCAAGAACGCGGCGTTTTCCCTGAAAAGGCGCCACTGGACCGGTGAAACCTTCCTGAACTACTATTCGAAAGAAGGCGCTTCGTATGTGCGGACCAGCGACAACGTGATCCGGACTTCCTTCAAGAAGGACGAATTCGACAAAAAGACAAAATCCGCTATGGAGGTTTTGAAGAATGGAAAATAAAACCGTTTTCTGTCCTGTCCTTCAAAGACAGGTCAACGGCGACGACTGTTTCGATATTTCAATGGTCGCCGAAAAGACAACCCCCGACAGGTTCCTTCCGAAGGACTTGAAGCCGGAAGACTTCACGGACGGCAAGAAGGAAATCTGTTTGAAATGCAAATATCACCCTGAATAAGCGTCGATCGGATATTCCGACCGGCGTTTTCTTATGCGTTGAATCAGACATCACCCTTTTGGTGGTGTCTTTTTCATATAAAAAAACAGCCGCACCCGTCCGGCGACCAGGCGGAACCGCAAAGCGTGTGGAAGTCACGATAAACACAGCGGAAAAGAAAGGAGAGATCACACATGATCATTGAAGGAATCAAAAATCTTCTGGGCGAAGACCTGACGAAACAGGTTGAAACAGCGCTGAAAGGAAAAGGCAAAGACGGAAAGGACGTCGACCTGGTTATCGGAAACGACGGAAGTTTCGTTCCAGCCGAAAAGTACAACGGCGCCAATAGCGGCAAGACCAGCGCAGAAAACGCATTAAAAGCCGCCGCCGAAGCGTTGAAGGCAATCGGCGGAAGTGGCGATCCGGCCAAGATCGCCGAAGACGTGAAGACGGCCCAGACCACTATCACAACCCTTCAAACCAACCATGACGCCGAAATCAAGAAGATCAGCAAGAACGCCGCCCTTCGAATGGCCCTGAACGGGAAAGTTCACGACCCTTCGGACATTATCGGCCTTCTGGACCTTGAGAAAATCGACGTCGACGACGCCGGCAATCTGAAAACAGACCTTGACGGCCTTTTGAAGCCTATCAAGGAATCGAAAGCCTATCTGTTCACAGAGCCGGCGAAACCTGGCGCCCCTGAAATCAAAGGCGCAAAGCCGGCCGAGCCTGGCGCCCCTGGCGCACCGGCCGCAAAAGCAGACGGCCCCGTTTGCTTGTAAAACACACAAAACAAAAATCAGAAAGGAATGATTTACAATGGCAAGAACAAAAGCAATCAGCCTGATCCAGTCCGGTTCTACGAAGGTAGACCTTGCCGAACTTTCCGGCCTTGTGATCAGCAACATTCAGAAGGACACCCTTTCCCAGGGCTTGAAGTCCCAGGCGTACACTGGCAATCCAGCCAGCGGTTCCGTCGAGTTTAAGCGCTTCAAGAACAGCGCTTCCCAGCCTTACGGTACGGCAAGAAATGCCGGCAAGGGCGACGCGATCACTGTTCCGCCTACTACCGTAAACCTTAACACCCACAAGGAAATCGTCGAAGAAGCCGCAAAGTTCGACCTTGACACTTTCGGCGTCGGAAACATCATGGCCAGACGTGCCGACAACCACGTCGACACTGTGGCGTCTGAATTCGATACCGCCTTCTTCGCCCAGGCAAAGGCCGAAGGTACTTCCTACACGCCGGCCAGCGACGCCGGAATCGAAGACCTTCTGGAAGGTATCATTCAGACTTTGGAAAGTGTCAAGAACGATTATGTTCGCGGCGTCCCCCGTAACATGATCCGCCTTGTCCTTGATCCTCTTACCTACGGCAAAGCCAGAAACTACCTTGACAAGAGCACCAACAACGCCAACGTGGACACGGCCGCCGAAGACTTCGCTATTTTCCACGGTGTAAGGGTATATTCTTCTATCAATCTGCCTGTGACGTCCGAAGCGACTTCCGACAGTAAGACGAAGACCACTACGGTTCACGCTATCGCCATGATCGAAGGCGCTATCGCACAGCCGGCGGTTATCTATCCTTACAAGGAGCCTGAAAAGATTCCTCTTTCCAACGACTATGGCGTGTCTATGTTCTTCGACTACGGCACGAAGGCCCTTACCCCTGACCTTATTTTCTGGTATGGAACTTCCGTCACTGCGTAAGTGACGGAACCTTTATAGGAGGTAGCAACATGAACACAAAATTCAAAAGTATTGTAACCGGCGCGATCCTGGAACCGAATTCCGAAATGGTCGCTGAACAGCTTCGAAAGAATCCTTCCTTCGTTGTCTATGACGGCCAGGAAGCCGCACAGGGCGACGAAAAGCCCCTGTCGAAGATGAACAAGGACGAACTTCTGAAAGTCGCCCAGGACGCCGAAATCGCGGTTCCTGACGGCGCCACAAAGGCGGAGATCGTCGAACTGATCAAAGCCACACAGGGCGACGAATAAAGCGGAAC